TCATCAATCGACTTGATGATGTCCATGCGCGGCCTGGTGTCGATAACGCTGAAATCCTCATAGCCGGGATGCCCGACCATGGTGAGGCCGTTGCGGGTTTCCTCGGACAGCATACCGCTGAACTGGGCCTGCAACTGGCGGGCCTGTTCTTGCGTCAGTTCGATCTTCTCCTTGACCTCGCCCTTCTTGCGGGAGCGGTCCTGAACGGCGATCTCCTGCTTTCCAAGGTCTCGCATCATCGGATAGAGGATGCCGGCGATGTCGGAAGACCGCTGGAGCGGGTGCAAGCTCCGGTCTTCTGGCTTGAACCTCGACGACGATTGCAACAACATGAACGCCTTCGCGGCGTCGTCGGCCTTGTTGTAGATCGCCTGCGCTTCCTGCGTGTCGTCGGATTCCAGAGCGTCGCGATAGGCGCGAGCCTGAACCTGATACGAGCCATGGTCGCGCGCCATCAGTTCGCGAATGTCCTGCCCCGAACCCGTGTCGTTCTTGGCCGTGCGATAGACTTGACCGAAGAAGAACCGATTCATCGCGTCCTTCGTGGTCATCAGCGGATTGTTGCCAAAGACCGCCGACGACAGGTCGCGGATGTCCTGACCGCCTGTACCGCCCATGCCGTTGATGACATGATCGACCACGAGCGGCGAAACGTGGAATTGCTTTCCCATCCACTTCGCCATCTCGGAAGTCATGGCGCCGGCCTGCTGCTCGATAGGTTTGCCCTTGAGCGCATCCGGCACGATGGGCGAGGCAGGCGCTCCATCCATGCCGAGCCGCATCCCAGATTTCACTTCGAAGGCCGTCTTGACGGCTGGCGACGCCTCCAGCAGGCCGCTCCAGGAACGGAACTGGCGCGGGACCGTTTCGATGAGGCCATGCAGCACCTTGCCCCAGCGGATTGGATCGGCGCGTCTGATTTCTTCGGCGAAGCGTTCCGCTGTCGTCATCACGGCAGCGGGAATGTCATAACCCTTGTGGATCGTCAGGCCGACCGGATTGCCGTCGGCGTCAATGCCTGTCTGCAACATGAAATAGGTGTCTTTCATGTACTGCGAGGCACGGCGGTAGAAGTCCGTGTTTGACGCGAAGGGGTAGTAGATCGCCTGCGTCGTCCCGGCCGCAGCGGCGATATAGAGCCAATTCTTCCACGCGGCCGACAGGATGCCTTGGTCACGCGCGTCGAGCTTGTCCCAGCCGCCGCGCTCGAAAGCCCGCATCGCCGCCATGACGGGTTCGGCGACAAGGCCTCTTGCCGAGCGATCTGCGCCCGTGATGCCCGCCTGCATGAACGGAAAGACGCGAGCCGCCTTCCCCATCCACGCGCCGCGGCTCGAATAATTCAGCACATCGCGGGATTCGTAGAGCGCTCCGGCCATAGCTTCCGCGTCGCTCAACCCCTGCTTCTTGAGGTATTTGAATGTCAGCTTGGCGCCGCCGAGACGCGAGGCGGTTTCCGACATCTCGACCAGCCGCAGCGCGTCCGAGACCATCTTTGCCGGTGTGGTCACCACGGCCACGCCCTTTGCGAGCGCGCCTTCCTTGTAGGCAACGCGGCGCCCGAGCGCGCCGATATAGTCGGCAGCAGACCGTGCCATCTCGCCCGGCGCCTTGGCCAGCACGGCGGCCTTGCCGGACAGCGTGCCTTCGGCTGCGATCTGGTCCAGCGTGCGGGTCATGTAGCCGCTCGAACTGGTAGCCGCGGCAAGCGCGTCGTGGTGCATCTCGTGCGCGGCATGGGAATAGACGCCGCCGCGAATGCCGCCGCCTTCCATGTATGCGCGGTAGAAGGATCGGTCGAAGAGCATCGAATAGATGCCGACCAGATCCTGCGCCATCGGAATGCGGCCCGCGATCCCCTGAAACCGGGGGATGAACATGCGGGTCATGTTGTCGCGGATGTACGTGCCGAGGAGGAAGCGCGGCGCGTGGGTGATGGCGCTCTGGAAGCCGGCGTTCACCGCCCCGATCATCTTGAGGAAGATATCCTTTTCCGGCGCGCTCATCGCCGTCATCAGGTCGTAGAAGTGCTTGGAGATGTCATTGTCGCCGACCTTGATGGCCTGCCGCTCGCCGCCGCGGTACATGAACAGGACGCGCTCGCCGCGCGGCGTGGTCGGGGTTCTGCCGAAGACCGTCGCCGACATATCCTCGCCGATCATCGGACCAAGATCGGCAATCATCATGTCGGTTTCGAGTTTCGAAAGTCCTTGCTGCTTGGCAAGATTGCGAAGGGCTTCGGCCACATCGATGCTGTTGGCGCGGACTTCGTAATTCGGGACATGCTCCCAGACCGGGGCGGCCAGTTCGCCAGCCTTCTGGGCGAGGTCGTCGAGCGCCACGAGAACATCGTTCTCCGCAATGCGACGCTCGGCCCGGCTTACGTCCTCGATCATCGATCGGATGACGTTCTTTACGTCGCGGGTCGAGCCGCCGAACGAATGCTGATCGGAGAACTGGAGGCCACGGAACCCGCTCTGCCCGGCGCCACCACCCGCCTTTTCCTCGCCGAAGTCGCGATAGAGCGGAACGTGGTCGGTGCGCTTGGCCAGATAGGCGTTGGCCGTCTCCTGGCTGATCATGCCCTTGTCCACCTTGCGCTTGAGCATGGCGCGCTGAAAGGCGAAGATGTCGTCGGCGGACTGCTTGAACTGCGGATATTGTTTCTCGAAGTCGGCAATGGCGCGGATCGTCTCGTTCTCGGACGCGCGGACGGGCTGATTGCGAAGCTGGCCAGCCTTGAACAAATCCCACTCGCCGCGCGCGCGACGCGCCACGAGATAGGCGTTGAGATCGACCACGAGTGGATCGAGATCGTTTTCCAGCCGAGAAAAAGAGCCGTTGAGCGCCCGCGCCACCGCTTGAGTCAGGGATGGGGAGCGCGGCGACGTGAACGGGTCCGAGATGTCGAGCGGCACGCCCTTGTCGATGATGCCGATCGCGCTTTGCTCGGCGCCGGGAAGCTGGCGATAGAGATGATCCGGGTCGCGGGCGAAGGTCAGGCTTTCCGGCTTGCCGGTCTTCTCAAAGGCCCGATCACGCAAGAACTGCGTCAACCGGTCAAAATGGACGTTCTCACGGATCAGGCCGCCATAGATCGCGGTCGCGTAATCCTTGACGGTCGGAATGACGCCATGCTCGCCGAGAGACTTCGACAGCTTCTCCAGCCCGAACCGCTTGCCCGCCGCAATCATGCTGGCGAAGACCTGTGTCGGCGCAAGGCCGCTTTCGACCTGAGACAGGCGCGCGGTCTCTGCCAAGATGCTCGAAAGTTCCGGCTGCTTGGCGAGGATCGCGCGAAAGGCGTCGAACGTCAGGGGCGCGTGCGTCTGCGCATAGGCCGGGTTGACGATGAAGGTGCGCAGGAACTCGGCGACGCCTTCCTCGATAGACGGCTTGCCGCCCGTCACGCTGGAATTGTAGTCGAGCGCCAGCAGTTCGGACGGCTTTGCCGTGCGGATCGCACGCCACGCGGCCTGCGTCGCCGGGTCGGTCGAAAGCCGCTGATCGACGGCGTGGCCCAACTCGTGCGCGAAGGTTTCGATGTCGCCGGCATATTTGATGCGCAGGACGCCTTCGGCCGGCTTGTACGCGCCGAGCGCGCCCGTGGACATGCGCCCGTCCATTTCCAGCCTGCGCCCCATGGCGGCGGCAATGGCCTTCATGGAATCGTTCAGGCGGTGTTCGCGGGCCTGAGCATCGGCGATGGCAGGCTTCGGGCCGATGGCGGTTTCAGCTTCGCCCGGAAGCTGGTCGCGGATCGCAAGGCGGCGGTTCTCGGAGGCAGGTCCGACCGGGCCGCGCCCACGCAGGAACATTTCGCCCTGATTGCCGGCCTCTGGATTGAAGAGGCCATCGGTCAGAGGTTCGTTGCCGCCGCGAAGCGGCTTCTCTGCGCCTAGTCCTGCGCGCTGCCTGTCGGTGACGGGCTCGACGCCGGGGATGAGGGTTTGGTCTCCGGCTGCGGTTCGCTCTGACCTTCCCGATACGCCGCCAGTTTCGCCAGCGCCTCGAATGTCTTGGCCTGATCCAACAAGGCGGCCTTCTTCGTCGTATCCGGCTCGCGCTCGGATAGCGCCGCGATCTGCCTCGCCGCTTCCATGTGTTGCGCGGATGAGTGCTTCATGTTCGCCCTGTGTCCGTTCATAGTCTAACACGGCGCGGTCGAAAGCGCGATGCGCATCTTTCTCGCCGCCAAAAACCATGTGGGAAGCGGCGTCGCGCCAGACTTCTTCTGGCGGGGGCTCGTGGTCCTCGCTGATTTTAACTTCGTCGCGGATGTTCTTTTCCGCCGCTTCCATCTCGGCTTGGTTGCGGTTGCCTTCCGCTTCAATCCGACGATCAGCCGCAGAATAGCCTTCCGGGTAAACCCGCTTGTCATCTGCCTTTCTGTTGCCAAGCGCAGCATGATCCTGCCGAATGGCCTCAAGCAGGTCATTGACTGCCAAAGTGCGTTCGCCATCCCCGTGGAATCCGCCATCGCGGAGATAGCGGCCTTCAAGGGCCACGGTCAGGGCGTCGTCAAGCGACATGCCGCCCTTCTTGCGGATGAGCCTGCCGGAACCGGGGATGAACGGGTTTTCCCCGCCAAAGATGGTCTTTAGTTCGGGATCAGGCTTCAGCCCTTCCTTTGCCAGCGCTTCAATGAGCGAAGGCATTTTCTCGACCTTGGCTTCCTGTACCTTGAACTTGCCGTAGGTCTTGCGGGTAAGGTCGCGCGTCTCGGGCGCTTCGTATGCGCGCTCAAGGGCGGACTGCTCGATAGCAGCGGGGAGGTCATTGCCGCCCTTGGCTTCGGCGCGGGCAAGAATGTCCGCATCGAACGCTTCCGGCTTGACGCCAGCGGCCTTCAGTTCATCCGCGAACTTTGCCTGAGCCTCGCCCCGTAGGGTTTCATTCAGGCCAGTGACCTTGCCGTTCTTGGCTACGGTATGGATTTTGGAATCATCAAAGACGACAAAGTTGGAAGTGCCTTCGCCCTTGCCGCGCGAACCTGCATCGGCATAGCGGATGCCTTCAATGCCAGCCGCGCGCATGGCTTCAGTAGCCTTTGCGTGATCAACAACCTTATCATTAAACGTATTCTGGACGGTGCCCCACCCGCGCGGGACGCCGGGGGTTTCTGCGTTCTCGTCTATCGCTTTGGCGAAGGATTGCGCAACACGGCTATACGCTTCCGCGCCGTCGATGGGCTTTGCGACATCCCCGGCTTCTTCACCGATCCTATTGGAGAGCTTGGGCCAGTTCTCAGTTTCGGGAATGCCGAACTTAGCAAGCCTCTCGCGCACATATGCGCTCTGCTCACTCAGCGGCTTATCCCAGTCTAGAAAATGATCGGGATGGGCTTTGATCTGGACTTGGTAGAGGAAGCCGGTGTTTTGCTCGACCTTAGGCAGTTCTTTGCCGCTTTCCAGAATCGCGCGGGATTTCTCCAACGCACTCATCTGGTCGGCAGGCGGCGCAAAACGGCTGTTCTGAGCGGCCCAAGACGTGTCCTTATCGACCTGCGCCAGCGCGGCTTCACGCGAGCCATACTGTTGCAAGTAGCTGGCGGCGATGTGTTCTGGATTCGTGGGGTCAACCGGCTTGCCGTCAACCAGATGGTAATTTTCTGAAAGCGTCTTTTGGTAGCCCCGTGCCACGCCCTCATTCTGCGCAAAATACAGCCCGTGCCCGTATGCTTGCGCGCCCTCACCCGTTCCGATCTTGTCGAGAGAGAACTTTTCAAAGTCATGCGGTGAGCCATGAAACGCGGTAATGCCTTCCTGCTTGGGAACGCCAAAGGCTCCACGCACAAGCGTACCAGGAACATCAACGCCTAGATCAGCCTTGATCGTATCCGCCGACATACGGGCGGTGACAGATTGCAGGCCAAGTGTGGGCTGCGGGGCCATGCGACCCTGCGGCGTGATCGTACCAAACGCAATAGGTTCGGAACCAGTACCGGAGGACGCGCGGTCTACCGAGACAATCTCGTTGCCGAAGTGCGCCTTGCCATAGCCCGGCAGGCCGTTGACGCTTTCCTGCTTCCAGAGTTCAAGCGGCGTCTTGCCGACTTCAGGAGTAATTGAAACAGGCACGTTCCGCGCGTCAGGAGAGATGCCCCACTTTCCGTCCGCGTTCTGCGTCGCCAGAGATACCGTGCCATCCTCATGGTCGATGAAACGCCACTTGCCCTGCGGAGGGGCAAGGCGCTGTGCATCGGCAGGATCAAGGTAGACCGTTTTCTCTGTGCGCGGCTTTTCGCCAAAATCGCCTTCATGTCCAACGTCGTCACGCGCCGCCTTCGTGCGCGTGGTCGTCCCATCCTCATGGACTTCGTAGATCGAGCCTTTAGCCGTCTGGAAAGATGCTTGCGCGTTGGGCGCGTTTTCGCCGGGAACAGCGACCTTATCGCCAATCGCCTCGGGGGCAGTCGGAGCTTCGCCTACCTTACCCGGCTCAACCATACCCGGCTGCGGCGCGCGAGGCTCGCCAAGCGTCTCTTCGACCGTCCGCGCAATCTGTCCCGGCAATTCGCCGCGCAGGCCCTTGATGAGGGTCGCAGCGCCCGCCATCGTTGTCCCGAGACCGGCGCCGAGGCCGGCCGCAAGCAAGGTCCGCTGCGCGTCGTATTTCTGCTGGTAGCCCGACGCGATGTCGAAGCCCTGCGAGGCCGCATCCGCAGCGCCCGTGAACGCGCCGAACTCGCCCGCGCGCGCCGCAAAATTGGCCGCGACCTCGCGTGCGCCAGCAGCCGTCGCCGCACCTTCGATAGCCGCGCCCACGCGACCGATCGGCAGGAGATTGACCGGATCAAGAAGTCCGCCAAACACGCCGCCGAACACCGCTGCCGTCTTGCCGACGAAACCCTCGGACCTGAACGTGTCCCAACTGTCGTGTTCGGCCTGCTGCGCGGCCAGATCGCCAAGCGCCTGATCGAACTCGCCCTGCGTCGGGCGGGTCGCCATGACTTCGCCAGGCTGTGCAATGCCATGCGCGCGTCCACGCTCGACAACGGACTTCGCCTTCAGGCGATCAACCGTCTCCGATGCATGGCGGGTGAGACCGCCCATGCCGTGCGAGAAGTTCTCCTGGAAGCTCTCCCAAGGCGTCGGCGCAGGCGCGGCGCGCAGCACGTTCGGGTCCGACATGTCGGCGTCGTCAAATGGATTGGAGGCGTTCGGGTCCGGCGCGGGGGGCGCAGGCAACGGGCGCGCGTCGCCAGCGCCCAGTTCCGGCGCGTCGAACGGATTGGCGTCGCTCATTGCGCCGCGCTCCGTGACGCAGGCTTCTGCGGCAGATATTGCTTCAGGTCGTCCGGCACGGCCTCGGGGATGAACCTCTGGAGAAAATGCGGCATCATGCGCGCCGGATCGGTGCGCAGGAGATCGAGCGCCTTGGCGGATGGCCAGCCGAGTTGTTGCGGCTGAGACTGCGTTGTGGTCGTGGTTGCGCCGCCGAGCGCCATGCTAGTCTGACCATTCGGCGCCGGGTTCCATGTCGCTTCGCCCTCGGCTGCGAGAGAGGCCGCGCGCAGGGCGTCGCGCTCCATCTGCACCTTCTTGGCGGCGTCGGGCGTCACCAGAGGCGGAGGCTCGCCAGCAGCGCTCTTGGTGATGGCGTCGGCCAGCACTTCCGACAGGTCGCGCTTCAGCGTGACGTGTTCAAGAATGCGGGTCCAAGCGTCCTTGGCATAGGCGCCATATTTGGACTGGACCTCTTTGGCCAGCGCATCAGCGCGGCCGGCCTGATCGACAATATCGGCCTGCCCCTTGGCGAACGGGCGAAGCTGCGTCGCGTAGTTCTTGGCTTCCGCTTCCGAGATGGCGGATCGCATCTGGGCAGGAATGCCGAGGGCGTCCTGCGCCGCCAGACGCGCCTTGATGACGTTCGAGAAGCTGTCCGGTTGCGAAGGGTCAACCTGCTGGCGCGCGGCTTGAACGATCGGGAGATTGTCTACGGAGCCGGCCGGATCATCCGTGCGCGCGGTGATGATGGCCTGTGCGCGCTTCTGCGCCTGATCGTAGAAATGCTGCTGCTTGTCGTATCCGACCGAGCCCGCTTCCGGCTTCAGCGCCGCAACGCGCTGCGCGATCTGGTCGGACGGAAGGCTGTCGAAATCGCCCGTCTGCTGGAAATATTTCTGGGCGCGGGCGCGCGTGTCAACGAAATCCGCCTGAGCAGCCGGCCCGAGCGCTGCGCCGACCTTCTCCGGCGTCAAGCTGTCGATCGGCTTGCCCGTCGCCATGATGGAAGACGCATCGTCTCCCATCGCTGACTTGGTTGATGCTGCAAGTTGCCGGCGCACATCCGCCGACTGGCGAAGATCCGTGACGATCTCGCTTTCAGTAGCGTCGGCCATCGACTTGCGGGTGTCGGGGGGCAAGATGTCGGCCAGCTTGCTTTGCCCGAGCGTCCCCTTGCCGGTCAGGTTTGCCAGCACGCCCTGCGCCTGATGCAGCCGGTTCGCGCCGCCGTGCGCCGCCCCAAGGCCGCCTTCGTAGCCCTTCGGGCGCTCGTAGCCGAGAAACGCTTCCGTTGCGCCGCGAACGTCCTTGGCGCTGCGCAGCGCGTTCCCCGCGCCGGATTCGTTATTCTCCAATTCGTGCTGAACAAACTCGAGTTGCGTCTTGTAGTCTGTCCACGCCGTTCCGCGTGAAGAGGCGAACTTCTTCAGCGCATCGGCGCGCTCCGCATTCCACTGGCCAATGCCGAGCGAATCCGAACCATCGGCGCCATCGCCGGGATTGCGCGCGCCAGGATCGAGCCTGCCGCCGCTCTCGTGGATGAGGTTGCCGACAATGCCGGCCGCCTGTTCCGGCGTCCAGCCTTTCGACTGGAAGAAGTCCATCGCCTGCTTCGAGGCTTCCCCGACGTTGACCGGTTTCAGGGCCTGAAGCCGCTGCGTCGGCGCCATCATCTCCAGTGAGCGCTTGGCGAAGTTCTGCGCCCAGTCGTTCTTGGCCTTTGCCGCAGCGGCCTGCGTCATGTAGCCATTTTCGACCATTCCGTCGATCAGCTTGCCATGCGCTTCGATGGCGGCGGCGCGGTCATCTTCCGACTTCGCCTTCAGCCCGGCGTCAAGAAGCCCTTGCGATTGCGTGTAGACGCCCGCGGTGAAAGCGTCCTTCTGGAGCGTATCGGCGCGATTGTTGGATGCAATACCGCCCTGTTCGACATGATGCTGCGTCGCCAGCCGGAACTTCTCGCGCGCCTCAGGATTACGGATGAGCGAGGAAGCGCCGTCGAGCGCATCCTGATACTTGCCCGGATATTCCTTGCGTAGGACATCCTGGTCCTGTTCGCCGCCGCGCTCGTCGTCGAGCTTCGACTTGCGAATCAGCCAGTCGGATTGCGCGCGGGCAACGTCAAGCTCGTTCTGCTTGCGGTCGCTTTCGTCGATGATGCTGCCGATCACGCGGCCAGCTTGCGCCACGCCAGCGCCGAACGCCTTGAGACCGGAACCCGCGAGGCCAGCCGTCGCAGCGTTCTCGCGCGAAGGATTGATCGCAATCGACGGGTCGGCCATGATCCGCCCGGAATTGCCGGACGGAGACGCCCCGAGCGCAGTGTAGTCGGGAAGTGTGGGCATCAGCCTTCAGACCACCTCTTCACGGCGTCCCATGCGCGCGAGCCGTATTTGTCGAAGGCGCTGGCGCTTCCCGAGAGAAGCGTTCCCGCCGCCGTCAACGGCGCCTGCCGCGAGATCATGTCGGCCCTGTAATTGTCGGCGTTGCCCTTGTTCAGGCCGCCGATGGCGATGTTGCGCGACTGATCCCACAGGGCGTTCGCCCGGCTTTCGCCGGCATAGAGTTCCATGAGCTTCTGATACTCGCCCTTGTTCTCGATCCGTGCGTCAAGGCTTTGCACTGTCGTGTCAGTCGTATCGCCGCCGCCCATCGCCGCGCCGGCCTGCAACTTGCTCTCGACATCGCGCTTCGTGGCGCTGATCTCTTCGGCCTTGCGCTGCGATGCGGCCAGAGCCTCGTCCCCAGCCCATTTCGCTTCCTGTGCGCTGTATGCCGCCGTGAGCATGTCAATCGGCGCTTGCGCGCGGAGCGCGGACGATTGCGCGTTCGCGCTCATCATCGTCCCGCCTGCCGATGCGGCGGCGCCGGCCAAGCTGACCGCCGTCGCCGTCAACGGGTCGTAGACCACGCGCGGGAAGAATTTTCCTTCAGGAAAGATCATTGTTCTTCCACACCCATACGGCAACGCCGCCGATGTCGGTTTGCTCGAAGCCGAGCCGGACAAGCCACCGCTCGCCAGCCGGCGTCACTTTTGCGTCGGTCGTCGCGACCAGTTCGCGGACACCGGCGGCACGCGCCATATCCAGCGCCCGAAGTGCGGCGCGATGCAGCGTCACGGGATGGCGCCGCGCTTCGGGCGTCAGTTCGGTGAAGGCCATTTTCCGACCGTCCGGCAGGAAGGCCACCCCGCCCACGCCCAGAATATTCCCCGCCTCATCCTCACCCGTCAGCGCCATGAGCCGAAACGGGACGTTTGGAACGAACGCGGCCAGATCGCTACGGCGCGCATCGCGCAGAAGCACCTTAGCCACTGGTCTCGATCTCCATGGCGACGCTCTGGACCGTCGCCGGCCGTGGCGCCTGCCCGACGATCGTCAATCGAGCGTCCGTATCCCACTCGCCGGGAGCCTCGATCATCTGCTGATCGTAGACAGACCAGATCGTATCCTTGGCGGTGATCTCGCCCATCTCGACGCGCGGCAGGCTGTCAAGCACCTGAGCGTCTGGGTCTTCATGCCAATGGCCGAAACGAACGCCCTGATAGTGCGTCGTGTTCATGATGAAGCCCATGTGGCCGACGCGCTTGGGCTGGTTGATCGCCGTGCCTTGCGCTGCGGCATAGGCCAGCTTCGCCGACACGAACTCTGCATTATACGGCAGGCCAATAACCGCCTGCGAGACCTGAACGGGGAGCGTGATCTGGCCGCCGCTCACCGTGTAGCCGTGGACCGTATCGGGATTGTCCTCGTCGAAGCCGACCTCCTTGCCGTCGGCCCAGCCGATGACGCTCTTGCCTTCGAGGTGACCGAGGCCACCCAGGACGTTCGTCGCCGCGCCGGAATAAACAATATGGCAATCGGCAAGCCTTGATGTCGCCCCGCCCTTGCATTGATCCAGCCGCGCGAATTTCTCGATATAGCGTTTGGTCGCGCCGTTGATGGTTCGCCTGACAACAATATAGACCTGATCTTCCAGCGCGCCCGGGAGAACCGCGACGCGCTCGATCACTCCGTCCGTCTCGACGCGCCACCATGCCTGCACATCGTCCTGTTCGTCGGATAGCAGGACCGCAAGCTGGCCATCGCCACGCACCAGGAGAAGCCGGGTGTCTGGCTGGCGCTGAACCGCAATGTCAACGAAACCTGGGACGCCGATATCCATGTTGAGCCGCGTCAGGTCGAACGGCTTGAAGTCGGCGGATTGCGCAACGAAACTGAGAAGATAGACGCGCCGGCCCGACCGCTGGACAAACACGCCATTGTTGTCGATCTGGACCGCGCGAAGCGGCGCCGTGCCTTGGTTTGTCGAATATTTCAGGTTGAACGCGGTCGGCGTCAACGGCTCATCGAAAGACGAGGACCGCGCAGTCACAACGCCGCCGTCGGCGCCAATGGCGAGGCGAGACAGGGACAGCATGAAGTTCGTGTGAGCGACCGGCCCTTTGCCGATGGATCTGGCAATAGGGGCAGCGTCGCCGGTCTTCTCGAAGTCGAATGACGCATAGGCGTCAGAGACGGACCCCCATGACTTGTTCGCGCCGGCCCACCAAAGGCGACCTTCATGCAGCGCGCAGGACGATGGATAGCCGGTGACGGCGTTCCACTGCGACATGCGCCAATTTGCGGCGACGCCATGATTATGGAGATAGCCATATCGCGCGCCTTTGCTGTCGATATAATCGGCGACCTCAACAGATGCATTCCTGGAGTCGGTGACGGTGACGATCTCGCATATGCCAGCGCCGCCGCCGCCGTTGTAGGCAACGCCTACCGTACACGTTCCAGACGTATATCCAGACGGCATGAACCCGACACGATACCAGACGATGACGTTGTTCAACTGATCGTCGATAACATAGAGGCCGTTTGCCGTGTACGACTTGAACGAGACCCAATCCGTCAGTCCGTCAGGGTCGTAGGTCCGCTCGATCGTGACCGTGCCGGACCATGTTCCAGATAGCGAAACGGCGAACTCACGATCCTTGCTCGAGAAGGCCGCCGTCGATGTTCCCGCTACCCTGATCGGGTGCGTATAGGTATCCGACTTACTCAGATTGGATTGGCGTGTCTGCCCATTGTGGAACAACCGTAGCTTCGCGCCGACGTGGTTCGGCGTAAAGAATGGCTTGTTGCACGTCAGGGTAACGTCGCCATCGAAATAAGACGCGCTGAAGGTGAAACTTTCGTCGCCCGGCGCGCTCGGAAACGGGCCATCCGGCACTCGATAGTCGACGATCGACCAGCTCGTGCGCGAGCGGCGCTCAATCTTCTTCTGAACACGGTCGCGGCAAGCGACGTAGATCACATCGGCCGACTGGTCATACTGGACATAATCGAGAACGTCCGTCGTCCATGGCGTCGGCAACGTCATCACGCCGGCGCCCTCGACCGCGATTGACCCAATCGTGCGCTGCGCCAGCTTCGTGCTGTCGAACTGGCAATAGACGGTCGAAACGCCTGGGGTGAAGGCGATACTATGAACGCCGTTATCGAGAGGCGTTGACGAGAGGATTTCCTCACCGCCGACCGTCGTACCGATCTTGAACAGCACAGGCCCTTTAGAGATCGTAATGCGCAGCGCATGTTCGAGCGACTCCTGACCTGCTGTGATCGCCATCGAGCCGTATGCGCTCGATATGTCACCTGGTCTGACGCTCGTGATGCGAAGGTCTCCATGCGAAACGTCAATGGTCGCACCGGTCGAGATCGTCTGCGTCCATGCCGAAAATGGCTGGATCGTCGCGGATACGGCTGGCCGCGTCACGAGCGCATCGTCAACCCACACGCGCATGACGGACTGCGTCAGTTCGATCAACGCCGCATCGGTCGTCGAATAGACAAACTCCATCAGCCGGCAGGAAGAACTCGCCAGGACCTCGCCGATATAGCCTGAGCCCGGCCGCAGCGTCATCGGCCCCATGGTGAGCGGGAGCCAGTTCACCTGCCGTTCGGCAGCGAGCCGCAGCTTGTCCACATCGACGCGGGACAGCGCGAGTTTCGAGACTTCGCCGCGGTTGAGTGCGTATAGAGGGACGGTCTGGCGCGGCATCAGTCGATGATCGACATCGGGATGTTGCGCTGGATACCGGCGCGCATCGAACGTGACGTGACCCACGTGCCGTAGGGCCGCTGCGCCGGCGCCTGATCCATGGCGTCATTGGCGCGGGCGATGGCAAGGTATTTTGCGACGCGCTTTTCGAACGCCACGATCTCGTCCGCGCTCTTTTGCGTAATGCGCGGAAGGATCTGAAGCCCGAGATAGGCGCCGACATATTCGCCATAATCGTCGGGGAAATTGGCCGGATCGCTCGCCAGCGCGTTCGAGACGAACAGGATGTAGAGCGGATCGAAGTTCGAGAGCCAGTAGCCGCCCTGATCCCGATAATCGCGCAGGACGGGGGAAAAGGTTTCCGAGGTCGAGATGACCATGACCTTGGCGACGTCGACCGGCTTCACAACCGCGTAGAGATAGCCGAAAGCCGGCGTGACGACGGACGAATGGTCGATCTTCTGGGCCTTCATTGCGAAGTTCCAGAAGCCCTGCCGCGCGCAGAAGCGCAGCGCAGAATCGTATTCGTCGTCGAGATAGCGCCGGGGCTCCCGGCTTTCGGCCAGAGACGCCAGCTTGCGCTCGCCAAGGTGCTTCAGCGCCTTGTTGTAGAGGTCGAGTTTGGTCAGGCTGGCGCTCATCGCGAACCTATCAGGCCGCCAGAGTGCGATCGAGATCGCGCGCGTACTGCTGCGCAGCGTCGTCCGACTCGAGTCGGTCGCGGATCACGGCGCCGTCCGACTTGCGGATCACGCTCCACTTCGCGACAGGGCCGCGCCACTTCACGGAATGACTGGCGTCCGGCGCAGCGTCCGCCGTCTTGAAGTCGATGCGGCCGATCTTCTCGACCTTGACCCACTGCTTGCCGGCATCGGTGACGAAGAGATGCAGGCGGAACTTCTGGTCGTCCGGCACGACAATGATCTCGTCGCACGGGCGGATTTTCCCTGCGACATGCGCCCAGAACTCGGGGCGAAGAATGTCCTCTTCGCTCACGCCGTCCGGCGTCGTGACGCGCCACACGTTGGAGAGATAGGACGCGAGCCCGAACCTGTTTTCCAGCAGCTTTGCCGGCTCTTTCTGTTCGGTCTGCTCTTTGCCGTTGGCCATTGATGCACCTTGAGAAATGGGCGGGGGACCATCCCCCGCCCGGAAATCGCGCGACGCGATCACGCCATGGTCAGGTCGAGATCGTTGGCCGCGGAGTTGAGCGACGCAGCGCCGCCCGCCGTCACGGTGATGACGACCGCGATGTGCGCCTTCGGCGTGGCGGTGTCGTAGATCAGGACGAAATCGCCGACCTTCATCCCGAGGGCAGAGCCGTTCGAGAAGTAGCTGGCGCCGCAGACCGTCGCTTCCGCGTCGGCCGAGCGATACGCCCAGATGTTCGGGGCCTTGTTGGCGATGCCGCCGATCAGCAGCATCGGAGGGGTGGAGGTGCTGTAAGCCATTGCTGGCGGTCCTTTCCGGGAAGATGGAGGGGAAAGGCGGGGCGCTCAGGCCCCGCCAGTCATCAGGCGTAGGCCGAGCCGTCGTGCGTGACCTTCACGATGCCCTTGTTCTGCAGGAGCTTCGTGCCGACGAAGATCGACGTGCGGGCGAACGAGTAGTCCTGCTCTTCGTTGTAGCCCGCAATCGCGGTCATCTCGCCGACGTTGGCGGCATGGCCGATCGCATTGCGGTGGAAGAAGTAGACCAGTTCGGACGCGGTGCCGATGCCCGAGATCAGCGGGCTTTCGATCCAGTTGAAGCCCGCCCAGCGCAGCATCTTCATGGCAGGGCCGGTCAGAGGCTTCACGTCGACCCACTGCGAGTTCACGAATTCGGGAATCTGCAACAGGTAGGCCATGAAGGCCGGCGACACGGCTGCGAACATGTTGTCGATCTCGCCGATATCGACCGCATTGTTGCCGAGCTTGGTGCGGCAACGCATCACGAGCGCGAGAGACGCCGTGCCGGCCGCGGCAATCGCCGTGGTCGCGTTCGATGCTTCCGCGAGGATGTCGAGGTCGATCGTGCGGTTGATGACCTTCTGCGAGGTGATCTGCATGATCGCGCGGCCATCGCCCTGCGAGGCGAAGACGTTGAAATTCGTCTCCTCGGCAAGGTCGTGCTGTTCGACCAGCGTCACGGTGAGCTGCGAACGGTTGTTCGCGCGCGCCGGGATGCGGCCGTTCACGCCGCGGGTCACGGCGGTTGCGCCGCCGGAATCGGCGACCTGGAACGTCGCCTGATTGCCCTTGATCACCGCCTCATGCACGACGCACTTGCGAAGATTGGACTGGCCCGCTTCGAAACCCATGATGGTTTCCTTGCGGTACTGAATCTGAAAGGCAGTATCTGCCATTTGAATGCACTCCTATTGGTTGCGGGAGCGCCTGCGCGTCTGGTTGTCCGATCGTCTGGCTTGCGGGTTGCCGCGCGAGCGCGGGCCGTCGCCATGGATCGGGGCGTCAGCTTTGGGCGTATTCAGTCTTGGGGGTTGAAGATCGTCTCGCTCGACAGGGCCGCTCGCGCGGGTTGCCTGCGTCACGAAGGCGGGTTCAGCGGGCATGGCGCCCGCGGAATTGGATCAGGCGGCGCGGCTCGACAGCTTCTCTTCAGCCGTCAGAAGGTCGCGATATTCCTGCTGCATCGCTACCGCATTCGGCCCCTTCCAATAGGCGGAGCCACGGTCGGCCATAAGCGTTTCGATTTCGGACTTGCGGCCAGAGATGCCCTTCATCGGATCGCCATTGCCCTGCGGCAGGATGGAAGCGGCAGGGTGAAGTTCGTTCGCCAGCCGCGCCCAGAACTTCGCCAGCATCGGATTGTCGCCGATGAGACGGCCATCGGCGGTTCTGGCGGTGAAGAAAGTCTCACGCGCCTCGGGCGGGAGATCGGCGAACAGCGTATTGATCGCGTTCATGTTGCGGCGGAAATCCGGACCCCACTCGGTGCGGAGGCCGTCTTCGCTCTCACGCCGGAACTGCTGATCGCCCAAGGCAACGGCTTCGGCCTGCCGGTTCTGAAGCGCGGCATACCAGGCGAGATTGTCCTTGACCTGCGCCGGCGTCATGTTCCGCTCGTGCGCCCACTTGGTGTAGTCGTCGAGCATCGGCTTGTCGGCGTCGGCCCAGACGAAGCCCTTGCCGAGGTCGGTATCGTACTTGTCCGGACTTTCCGGGATGCCCGCTTCCTTGCGCCATGCGGCGAGGTCTTCGGGCGAAGCATCCGGGCCGGGCGCCGGGGTCGGCTCCTTGCCCTTGCCGGACGACATCTTGGCTTCCATCTCGCGGAACGACTTGAACACGTCGCCGATCGATCCGAAGCGCTCGAGGCGCTTGAGGGCCTTGGCGTCTTCGCCCGCGAGCTTTGCGCGCCAGTCGGCAGGCCAGTCGGCCGGAGCGGCAATTTCCTTGTCGGTCGCGCCGCCGTCGGCGAGCGTCTTGCTGGCCTGCTGGCCGTCCTGATCGTCTGCGCCAGTGTCGCCCGCCTGCGTTGTGGCTTGCGTCTGCTGTGCGCCGCCCTGATCGCCGGTCGCTTCCTGCCGCACTTCGCCGCCAGTCGTCTCGACCTGTGCATCACTCATCGATTGCCGCCTTCTTGAAAGCGTCGGGGTCCATATTGATCAGCCCGACAAGCTGCTGTCCGACCCAAGCCTTGCCGGCCGCGAAATCGGTGTCGCGGGCCGAGGCCGGGTGATACGGATTCGTGTAGGTTTCTGCGCAGCGCTCGATGATCCATTTCATCGCCAACTGCTGCTGATGTTCCGTCGCCCTGCCCTGCGCAATCGCCTTGATGGCGTACATCACGGGCTTGTCGAACTGGGCGGCTTCATGCGGCGGCGCCCGGCGCGCCGCGGTCAGTCTGCGGACTGGCGCCACGGACTACGACGCCACCCGGATCGGCGTGTTGGTTCCGAACAGCGTCAGCCGCCCGTCCCAAATGCGCGCCTCGATCTCGTCGCGGCTTTCGAATCCGTTGGTCAAGCGGCGGTCGTAAAGCTCCTTCGCCAGAAGATGCGCGTCGCGCCTGCCGATTGTGATCTGTGACGGCGCCTGCCCGTGAAGGTTCACGCCATGCTGAATCGTCCGGTAGATCAATTCGAGGATTGACCTGTCGCCGGCCTTCGTCTGTTCGCGCCTGGTCAGTTCACGCGCAGCGCTTCCCATCACATCGCCCCTTGCAACTGGTCCGGCGTCGCGCCCATGGCTGCCGCGATCTTCTGCATCGCGCCGCCGCCCGTGTCGGCCACGTCAGCGACCTGCTGCGCCTGCTGCATCGCCTGCGCTTCGGCCTGCGCCTGCGCCTGCTGCTGCGCCGCCACGGCGCGCGCCTGATCGGCCTTGTCCTTCGGTACGATCCACTTCGCCGGCGCGCCGGCGCCTTCCGCGGCGTCCCGGAACGCCTGGTCCACGTCGATGTCGTGAATGACACCCTGATCCATCTTGGCGGCGATCTCGAGCATCTGCGCGGTCTGGAGGAATGCCTGGCTGTTGGCGCGGTTCTGCGCCGCCTGAAGCGGGCTCTCGAACGTAAATCGGATGTCCTGGCCGCGCAGAAGCGCCGGCAGATCGTCCGTCATGTTTCCGAACGCGCGCATGTCCATGAGCGTTTCGAACGTCAGTTCGCAGATCGCGCCGTTGTATTCGACCTCCATCGGCTCGAACAAAGGCAGCGCCCGGCGAATGTATTCCTCGACCCGCTTTTGCGTCTCGTAGGCCGTCATGTCCTTCGAGATGTCGGGAAGCTGAATCTGATTGAGGTAGAAGGCCGCGTTGATGATCTCGCGGATCTTCTCCTCGCGCGCGTCGCCCCAGTTCAGGCCGCCGCGGTCGATCGGCAAGGGACGAAGCGCCTCGCCCGTGCGCTCGTCGTACTCAGCCGCGACATAGGTGATGCCGCCAGCAAAGGTGTTGACGCCGCCCTGGATCATCTCGCCGACCGCCAGATAGGGCGGATCGACCGACTTCTGTCCGGCCTCCAGCAGCGTCAACGTGATCTGCTGCAACATGCGCGCATCCGAGAGCGCGATCACGGTTGCAGGCGAATAGGCGTATTGCGATCCTGAAACCGTCTGCCACCGCGGGATGGCGTAACCGGAGCGAGCAACAGGCGTTTCCTCGAGGATCGTTTCGTGATCAACGTCCATGTAGATCGAGACGAAGGAGAGGTTGCGGCGGTTCTTGGCCCTGGTCAGATCGTAATCGTCGGCCGGCACGATGATGTGCTGGATATTGAACTCGGAGAATGGGTCTTCGTTGGCCGCCTTGCGGACTTCGGCGTGGATGTCTCCGCCCTTGTTCTCGAACACCTTGAGGATGTTGCGAGCCTGCTGCTTCTCCTTGCGGTGAATGCGATCGACTTCGAGATTGCCGTTTTCGGCCCACGCCACGTCGCGCAGGTGCCAGCAACGGTAGAGCATCCCGTTACGGTCCTGGTTCGGTTGAACCTGGATCACGCCTTGCCCGAAGGTGGCGAAGTCGTGATCGCCTTCCTTGGTGGCGCGCACGAAACCCGACTTGTTGTCGTACATGGCGCCGCGCATGACCTCGCCCGCCCAGTCGAGCCACATCTTCGAGTTCTGGTCCTCGTTGATGCGTTCGGAATAGGTGCGCGGGTGGAACCACGGCTGGCCACGCGGGCGGAGCATGGTGCTGATCTGGTTCGCCAGATCGCGCCGGCACATCGGCGGATAGCCGGTCATCAGGTGCGCGGCGAACTCCATGCCGACCGAACGCGTCGTGGTGAAGTCGGCGCGCTCGACATAGAATTGCTCCGCCATCGCCTGCCAGAGCGACATGATCGGCAGGCGCTTGGTGAACAGCGCATCGCCCTGCTGGCGAAGTTCGCGGACGCGAAGCTTCATGTCCGCGCGTCAGCCGCCGAGCTTCGTGGAACTATAGTCGCCGCGCGAGTCGGACGACGCCAGTGAGCCGTTATCGGACAGCATGGTAGACGCCCGTCCGCCCTGCGACGCGAACGCCGTTCGGCGGCGAGCCGCCTCCAAAGCCTGCGCCGAGCCATTGTCGGGCATCGGAGGCGGAGGCGTCGGAGGCGTCGGCGGGATGACTTGCGGCGCCGGCCGTGAGAGAAGACCACCCATCATCTATCTCCGGTACATCTGCTTCTGGGCTGCAAAGCCCATATTCGCCCGGGTCGGGCGGTTCATGACCGCACCCGCCCGACGTTTAACGGCCGCCGCGCCTTCAGACAGGCACATCACGGCGGCGTCTCCCTTGTCGGTCGAGCGCCCGAGCCGCTTGCGAATATCGTCCTTGCTCTCGATCAGGATACCCGAAAGCGTCAGGCTCCATGTCGGAGCGCAAAGGTCGGCCCTCAGTTCCGGGTCCGGCGGCAACGCGATCGTCTCGGCAAACTGGCCTTCCGGGTTCAACGCCTCGCGCATCCGCCACCAGGCTTCCGCGCGCTTGTTGCGGAACGAAAGAACCGATCCGTCCTGCGTCCTGGCGTTCGAGGCGTTGGCGCCGTTGAACCGGTGAACGTCTATTCCGTTGTCCGAGAGGCGCGAGTACGCATCGCCTCCGTAGCCGCCGCCCATGTCAATAACGACAGGACAAGCATCGCGACGATGACGGATAACGAGACCTGCAACGCTCGACCCATCGGGCGTCTCGCTTCCGGGCTTGGCAACCGGCATGTCGAACCAGCCGCCATAGCGCGCCTGCATCACGGTGCGGTCCTCGCCGCCCTGCGCCACATCGACCGCCATGGCCGTCATCGCCAGATCGCCCTTGCCGTCCGGCTTCCACCGCGCCTGCGCGGCGATTACCCATGCGGTCGGGATGACCTGAAACTCTGCGTCCGAGCGGGCGGCCATGAAGTTGCCGTCGCGCACCGCAGATCGCAGCGGTTCGGGAAGCCCGTCGAGCTTCGCCTGATAGCCGCTGTTGATGAGATAGGGGTTGTCCTTCAGCGCCGCCGGAATGAACGTGCGGCTCATCGGGATTGCAGGCTCGGCGGCGCCCGGCAGTTGCACCGGCCGGCCATCCTCGACTTCGACTTCGTCACCATCCGGCGCTGTGACATACCAGCGCAACTCGCCATGCTTGGCCGGGTTCGGATGCGTCAGGTCCAGCCAAGGCCGGAACATGCCGATGATCCAGTCGCCGTCCGCATCAATCGGCGGGTTGGTCGCCAGCACCGCGCGGGTGCGCTGGCCCTCGTCCGTCGATCTGATCCAGCCGATGTGGAACCGGATCATCTGTTCCAGGAACTGCGTGGCCTCGTCGAACACTTTCAGATCGAACGGCTGGCCCTGCCAGTCCTGTTCGTCGCCAAGGTGCTGACACCCCGCGAATTGAATGTAGCGCTTCATGCCGCCGATAGCGGTGCGCAGCAGCGGCGGCGGCGATCCGTTGAACCCGTCGCGCGATCCGTTGATTTCCAGCGCGCGTTCGGTCAAGGCGCCGAGGTTGGTGTACTTGCGGCGCAGGATGAGGGAGCGCCGATGCGCCGTTATCGCCAGACCGAGGCCGAGGTCGGACTTGCCGCCGCCGCCCTGCCCGCCGTAGAGCAGGACATCCGCAGGCGAGAAGTAAGCGTCCGTCTGCGGGCCGCTGTTGGGGAGCCACGGCATATGCGCCGTGGCCCGTGTCGCTTCTTCGATGACGGCCTTGCGTTCGGCCTCCGGCAAAGCGCCGAGGCCGGCAAGGATGTCGTCAAGAAGGGTCATGTTGGACAACGCCGCCTTCGCGGCGATCCGCAATCATCTGCTCTGGCGTCTTTAGAGCCTGAGACATGATCTCGGCCCATTTGTCCTTGTAGCCTTTCGAAAAGTGAGGCGATGCAAAATACGCATCCGCGCTCTTGCGAATGCGTACTTTAGCTTCATGGAGCCTCTGCCGCGCCTCATCAATCGTCAGCGGCATTACTGCGCCGCCTGGTCATCCGGCCTCGCATCGGCAGACTTGGCCGCCGCGTCGAGCAGTTCGCCGATCTTGGCGACGATCGCGCGCAGGCTGTAGGTGAGTTCGCCCCCGAAGCCATCGGCATCGAGTTGCGCGAGAAGCGCGGCGAGTTGTTCGGAAGGCGTCATGGGTCAGCCCCTAGCCGTAGTTGGCCGCAGAGAGCGTCGCGCCGACCTTGGCGCCGCCGACTTCCGCGCTCATCTGGAAACAGACCTTGAAGGCGGTCTTGCCCGTATCGGTGATCGCCAGAACGATCTTGCCCGTGGCGTCGGTCTGAACGCGCTTGAGCTTCTTGGCGGTGAAATCGAAGAGGTCCGTGCCCGTGGTGCAGGTCACCGTGCCGGAGGCCGTCGTCGCGGTCAGGCCGATACCGGACGCGGAATCCGAAAGCCAGAGATCGAGATTGCGGACGCCCGCAATCGACTTGCCTTCGTAGTTCACGGCTTGCAGCGTCACGTTGCAGACGTTGGCGCCGCCTGCCGCAGGCGAGACGGTGAAGTTGGACACGCGGGCTTCGCCGATCAGCGCGCCAGTGTCGTCGAGGCCGATCATGCGGCCGAAGATGGATTTACGCATTGCAGCCATTGGTCAATCTCCTGTGCTGTTGCTTGTTGCTGTGGATGCTCACCAACTGAATTTCACGCGGCCATCGCCGCCACCGCCCGAGAGCGCGCCGCCGCTCCATGACGACCCGCCGCCGCCGCCCGGGGCCGGGGGTTGACCCGTTCGTCGCGCCGCCGCCTGCCGCCGCAGCGCCGTCGGTCGACGAAGCCGGCGATGAGTTGGCCGACCTGTTGGCCCATGACGCAGCGCCAGCATTGCCGACAGTCCCGCCGCCGGGCTTCGCCGCGCCTGCGCCGACCGCGTAATAGACGGTCTGTCCGGGCGTGACGGACACGACGGATTTCGCATAACCCCCGCCGCCGCCGCCCGGCGTCGTCGGTGAACCGGACGGAGAACCGGACGCCCCGCTGCCCCAGACTTCGATGGTGAGCGAGGTCACGCCGGCCGGGACCGTGAACGTCCCCGCGCCGGGCGCGGTGATGGATTGCGAGCCAGGAGATGTTCCGGGCGTCAACGCAGGCGAAAACGACGCCTTGAAAGCCGGCGCAAAACTGCGGAACCCGCGCCACGATAGGCTCACCGGGCGCGTGTCCCGATTGCATAGGCGTAGACGCCGGTCGCTGTGGCGCGCACAGCGCGCAACTCGCCGGGAGGTGCCTCGAAGCCGTATACGCCGTTGGCCGTCAGGCTGAGATTGGTCGCGTCGATGTCGATGTAGGTTCCGTTCGGGCTCTTGAATTGCAGCTTCACCGAGCCTCCGCCCCAGGCTCCCGCCTCGACCACGAACCAGCCGCGCCCGCCCATCCATTTCGTGTCGATCGAACCGGCTGTGGCCGCTGCATCGTTGACGATGAGCGGCAGGAGTGCGTCAGACGCCATGGACTGGATTCCGAAAGAGGGCCGCGCCCGAAAGCACGGCCCAAGTCTAGGGAGGAAACGCCCAAGGAGGCGTGTTGCGCCGCCGGGAGGTGTCGAAAACCCGGCGATGCGGCGGACGGCCGGAAGGCCGAAACTGAATCCTACTTTTTCGCCTGCTTTCCGGCGGCAAGCGTGAACGCGATCCGGCGCGCAGCCTCGAGCATCGAGACATCCTTCGTCTCGATAGGGCCGCCGTCTTTGCCGGTGTGTTCGACCTGTTGCTTCTCGCGCCACTCATCAGGGCAGGCATTCTTGAGAGCGAAGATGCGAGCCGTCACCGAAGGCCCGTTTTCTTGCGTGAGCAGGCCCCGCTCCAAAGCGCCGACACGTTTTGCGCGCGCTTTCTTTACGGCGTCAGAAAATTCCGGGATCGAGCGTTCCCATTCGTACACAGTCTCGCGGGAAACGCCGATCTCGCCTGCGAATGCGGTGAGCGAATAACCCTGCGCCATGAACTCGATGCATTCATTGGCGAAGGTTGGCAGATACTTTGAAGGACGACCGACCGGCCTACTTGCCGCGTTTGCCATTAGCCTTCTTCATCTGCTTCTTGTCGCGGGCCTTCTCAGCCTTTGACCCCTCACGCTGGCCTTTGCGCTCTTTGTCTGCCTTGGAGCGCTCGAACTTCTTCACGGGGCCTTTTGCGTAGGATTTCATGGGAGCGGTGTTAGCCATGCGGTCCAGCCTTATACGCAGGGGCGTCGAGCAAGAAAGGCATCAGCGCGCATCAACTCATGCGCAACCTCGGGCTCGGCTCGTATCGCACCGCGTGGTTTCTCTGCCATCGCATTCGTGAAGCGATGGGCGACACCTCGCACCGCGACGAAGGCGGCATTGGTGGCGCAAACAAGGTTGTCGAAGTTGACGAAACCTATGTCGGCGGCAAAGCCAAGAACCGCGCCCATCGTGAGCCTGCACCTAAGAAGGCCGTCGTCTCGCTCGTTGAGCGTGGCGGCAAGGTTCACTCAAAGCACGTTGCCGATGTGACCGGAAGAAGCGACGGCCTTTTCAACCGCGCGAGCGGCGCCGAGCGCTGAAGCGTTTGCCACCGCGAGAATTGCGCTAGCAAGCCAGTCAGGACCGATCGGCGGCGACGAAATCACATCGTCTTTGCACGTCAAATGATAGACGCCAGCGTAGTGCTCAATCGCGCGCGAGATGGCCTTCTCATCCTTGCCGTGCGTCCAGGCGCACTTGAAGGCAGCACCGGCGTCGTGAACCCGGAATTCTTTGCCTTCGTGCACCACGTAGACGTGCACGCTCTCGTGCGACGGATAAAGGCAATGAGTCGCAACTCTCGTCCCGTCGAGCGTTTCAGCGCAGCCGCCGAAGTCGGCCAAAGCTGAGCGTATGGCGTCACATGTGAGCGACATGTCAGAACAGGGACCCCGGCACTCGGAACGATCGGTCTTTTGGCGCTAACGTCAGGTTAATTCGCTCGGCCAGCCATGGCAAAGCGGAATCCAGATTGCGGATATTGGGCGGCAACGGAACGCGGCAAGGAAGGTCCTTGGCTCCGCCCAAAACTTCCATCCGGTTCAAATCCCACGCGTGAACGTGATTGCCACAGACACGACCGGGGATTTTCATTGCAGCCGCCCAAAACGGGTTGGTGTGGCAGATTGTCTCGTCAACAAAGTCAATGCGGTAAACGCACCTGCTCCGCAGCAGCACCGCTAACGTAAGGGGCTTGTCCGACGCGGGGCTGACCAAGGTTCGAAGGGAGCCGCCAGCGACGATATCGTCGGAACCCGCTATCGGCCACGCCGCCTCCCAGATACGCCGCC